GAACCATGGCATCACGTTTCCAAGGCCGCCGCACAATGCGTTGATTGTCGGATCCTCGACTACCTCGATGCTGTCTCTGTACTGGTAGAGTGGGTTCACTGCCTGGGTGTTGTCGCTTGTGTTAATTGTCGGACTGAAGAAGAGCGTGTACATGTCGAACTTCATTCCTGAAGGTACGACGATGGTTGCCGGATTGATGATGATGCTCTCTCCGAACTGATCCTTCTGGTTTGCCAGTGCCATGATCATGGTCTGCATTGCTTCCTGTGTTACTCCGGTACCGGATGCGAGGAGGTTCTTGTGCTCCTTGCCAAAGAGTGCAGCTCCGTCGTAAATATTGGAATTGTTGATCAGGATCTGGTATACCTGCTTGTTGATGGTCTTTCTGGCTGCGGCTGCATATCTCGCCGGGAGGCTTGTCACGAGACCGATGTCGTCATCGATGAATGCCTTTCTGGAAAGAGTGAACTGGCGGCCGTAAGTCTTCAGCTGTCTCTGAGGGAGCTTGTCATCTTTGAAGATGTCATGCTTGAGCTCTCCGTTCTCCGGTACCTCGTAGAACTCGCCGACTGGTCCAGCTACGTAGTAGTTGTCATGCTTCTTGAAGTCCTTCAGGGATCCCTTCTTTGTGAACTTATCAAAGGTCACGGCTACCTTGCGGTATCCTTCCTTGTATGCCTTCTCGATTGTCTGATCGAGGATTGCTGGGAAGGATGCCTCTGGATTGTAGAAACCTCTGGCCATCATTGTATAAAGCTCATCAGAGCTTCTACGGTTCAGATTGCTCTCGCTGGATCCGTCTCTCTGCAGACACTCGATGGCGAGGTCTCTGATTGACATTCCCATGAGGCTTCTGGCGCCATCTTCCGGACGCTCTAATGTCATGCCGCTTCTCATGAGGAGGGAATCAGCAGCGGCACGTCTGAACTTATCCTCCTGTGTATCTGTTACCTGGATGCCGGTCGCTACTGGTGAGTGCTGGCTTCTCAAGTGCTCAAGGACTGCGGCTCTTACCTGTTCCTCGGTAGATCCGTTGTCGATGTAAGATCTGGCCTCAAGACCGAACTCTGTACAGAGGTCCTCAATGCTGCGGATTCTCTGTCTTTCTGCCTCGATGGCTCTCTGTGCGTTCTGTGGATCCTGTCCACCGTTTCCACCTTCGCCTGCAGCAGGTGTCTGCTGTCTCTGGCCTTCCGGTGTGTTGTTTGCTGGTGCAGCAGGAGTGGAACTCTGGCCGCCATGGGCGATGCCAGCACCAGCTGCTCTAGCTGCGTCGATGCTTCTCTGCAGGGAGTCAAATTCTGCGGCTTCCTCGCGTGTCATGTTGCGACCTGCGGATCTGGCAGCGTTTAATAATTCCTGCTGACGTGCGATCATCTGTTCAATCGTCATTTTCTTTTACCTCCATTCGGTTTTTGTTTATTTGAAGTTGCCGCTCATAGATATCGAGTGGGATGTCCTGTGTTCCGGGTTCGGATTTTTCCTCCATTTCCCTTCCCACACCTACGGTTGGATCTGCTGGGACACTAACGATGCTTATCTCGTAAGGCGCCCACTTCTTAGCGATCGAGCATGGTCCCATGAATCTGCCATCCGTCGAGGTCTTGTTTGGCATTACTTCCTCCCAGTCGTCTACCAGGTATCCTACGGATACGCCTTTGAGGGTTCCGCCTTTTACTTTCTGGTAGATCACTTCGGACGCTTCGTCTGAATCAAATTCGATTGTAGCCATTCCGCGTCCGTTATCTATCCACGCTTTGGTGATCTTGCCGATCACTTCGTCGCGGTCATGGTTGAAAAGCACGCATCCGATCTCATTCAGTCTGGTCAGATCGACGCAGCCTTCTGAATGGTCGAGGATCTCCTGTCCGAACCATCTTGTATATGGTTCTTCAGATGAGAAGCTCAGCTCGAATGTTCGCTCGTTGCCATCTCCTTCGAGTGCTCTGATCGAACCTCTAAGTTCTCTCAGGCCTCTATTCCTGTCCTTCGTCTGATGCTGACTGACCTTCTTTTCCGCCTCCGGACTGTGTGCCCTTGTCATCATCGTTGGTTCCTTCCTCCTGGCCGTCTCCGGTTTGATCATCCGGTTTTGGCGGCTCTGGCTTCGGTTCTTCTTTTTCTGATCCGAGTTTGCCATCGAATATCACACCTCCTAAGTCATAGCCTTTCTTTTTCGCATACTCGATTACTTCCAGGTTGTCATCGATCTGCTGCTTCCAGTCGCGGCCGTTCTCGGCAGCGATCTCTTTGTACGTCTTCTGGCCGGTATTCAGCGCGGTCTTGTTTGCGCTGGATTCCTTCAGTGGATCGATCCACTTCTTAGGGCTCTTGATCCATCCGTGCTCCAGGTAGTCATCCTTCTTTGTCCAGAAGTCTTTGTTTACCTTGATCAGTCCTGTTAAATAACAGCTGATTACGAATGTCTCATAGATCTCATCGAGAATGGCCAGAATTGCTTCTTCCTCCTCCTGGTAGGTCATCTCATCCTCGATGGCTCCCTGTCTTGCGGATGCGTAGTTGGTCTCGCTCATGTCGCGGGATGTCGCCTCATATGAGAGTCCCTGACCTGCTCCGATCATACGCTGCTGCAGCTTCGTGAAGGATGTAGCATCGCTTCCCTGGCCGGTCGGATTTACGACCTGGACTTCATCTCCGGCATTGAGCTCTTTGATCATTCCGGGTGTCAGCGTCTTTCCATCGTACTCATGCTTTCCGACGTTTTCCGTCGCTGCATTTCTTCCGATGCCGACTGTCGGCAGCTGCTTTTTTATGAAAACAGACAGGCAGGCTGCGATTCGTTCCTTGACGGATACTGCAGTCATGAATTCGTTTGTGTCACGGATTCTGGTTGCTGTCTGGCTCATATCGGACATTTCTCTGATCTGAGAAGGGCGGCGCTTTGTGTAATAAAAAATCACATCGTTTGCATCGATTCTTCTTGGCTTCTCCAGTGAGAATCCGTCGATGCCGTACTGCCTGATCCAATATGCGACCGGTCTGTTGTACTTGTTGTACTCAATACCTCCGACGATTCGGTTTCCTCCGGCTGTCTCTCCAACCTGGAGAGTGTCGAGCTCATCAACCTCGATCATCTGAAGTTTGAACGGGATCATTCCGTCGTTGGTGTAAACCTTCACGAATAGAATTCCTCCATCCACCTTCTTCCTGGTCACTGCCATTCGGAGTATCTGGTTCAAGGTCTGCGTTCCGGTCACGTCGCAGTTCCTTGCCTTGCACCATTTTTTCCAGAGCTTCTCGATGTCTGCATTCAGCTTTGCGTTCTTCGTCTTGGCCTGCAGGTTATATCCTGCGCCGATGACGTTTCGCTTGTATGCTGATATCAGTGAATTCGCGATGTCGGAGTTTCTTTCCAGGTCTCGCGCTCTGGCTCTGATGGTGTCTCTGGACGTTCTGTCCGTCATTTCTGCGGAGTAGTTTGCCGCTCTCCATCCTGCATTCAGTCTGGAGTTGTTGCCTGCGTCATAGTTACGCAGTTCGTTGTACGTTGCACGCCATGCCGCACGCTTTGCTCCCGCTTCCGGGCTGATCCATGCGACGACGTTATCTAGCCAGCTCATTTGATCCATCACCTCCCATCAAAAAAGGCGACGTATGTGTTGTCCAGGAGACTGGTGTCGCCCTCTGCGGCTATCTCTGCCTCCAGTTCCTCTTTCAGCTTCCTGAGCTGGTAGAGGTCGGCTCTTGTCAGCTTACGGCTACCGATCTGATAAGACTGGCCGCCGATCAGAATTTTTCGGATTGCTGTTTTGACTTCTCCGAGCAGCTCGGCGGTGCTGACGTTACCGTCGAGCTCTTTGCTTTCTTCACTCATGTCGTTCCTCCTATATCCAGTTCTCGTTTTGCTTGATCCATGTTTCCTCCGGAGCATATGCTTCCTCCGGACTCTCCGCCTTGGCTTTGGCCTCAGCTTCGTCCTGCAGGTGTAGCGTTCTGACTCCGGAGATATCAGCTGCTGCCAGCGCATATACCTCTGCATCCAGGTAGTGGTTGTCGATGTGGCTGCGCTTTGGCACCCATCTCTGAACGGTTCGGTTTCCGGATTTGACATTGACCTTGTGCTCTGCAGTTACCTGCTCGGCGTATTCTCTGTCGCATCCTCCAAAGACCATCCAGCTTCCGCGGCCGTTCGGCTTCTTCATTCGACCGGCGATCATGTCCTTGTACTTGTCGCCATCAACCAGCACTAGGTTCATTCCGTATGCCTGGCTTCCTTGCTTGTTGATCTTCGATAGCTTGAAGTGTGACAGCATCGGGTTGTTGGAACCCTTGACCGGCAGCGCCCATTCTGAATTCAGGGCGCAGAAGTCATACGTGCTGTCTGCGTCGTATCCGGAGTCGATCAGGCACAATGCCACGATCAGTTGGTCTCCGTCTTCTGTGAAGTACGGCGTATTCATGATCTGCTCGATGTCCTGGAAGGATAACGCCTGGCCGTGTGCGATGTTCTGGCTCGTGATGTAGCTGCCCCATGCTCGGATGGTCCAGTAGAGTGACGTCTCCTGAACGTCCACTCCTGCAGTCAGGAACTTCGTCCAGCTTGGTGCTGTGAATTCCGGCCGCTCTGTCTGTCGTTCCAGTACGGTGTCGGCCGATGTCTTCAGCTTGGTGTCTTCCCATGGTTCTGCGAGCCATGAGTTCGTGAAGTTCTGCAGCTTGTCCGGATCGTCCTTGCTATCCAGGAATTCTTTCACGATTTCTGAAAATCGGACGAACGGACTATAAAGCGTGTTGATCCAGAATCCTACCTTGCGGTTGTACTTTGAATTCTCACGCACGGTCTTCCACTCTCCGTACCGGAGCATCTGTTCCTTGTCCTGGTCTGTGATGTCTCCACCGCATTCCTGGCACCGGTAGACCGCCATGTCGGCTCTGTCCTGGTTGCTCAGGTCATCCCCGGATGGGAACTTCAAATTCTGAAACGTGAGCTCTATCATGGATCCGCAGTGCGGGCACGGTATGAAGTAATGCTTTTCGATATCCGCATCCATGAGTGCCTTCCAAATATGGCCGGTGGCCAGAGTTGGTGTTGACGTCATGTAGATCTTCCTGTTTCGGAAGGTCTTGGTTCTCTCCATCGCCAGTGAGATTGGATCCGACTCTTTCTTGGATGATCCTGGGTATTTGTCCACCTCATCCAAGAACAGGTACTTGATCGCCTTCGATGCCAGGGACGATGGCGAGTTGGATCCGGCCAGCGACAGGTACATTCCATCAAATTGCAGCTCCAGCTGTGATGATTCGTTTTTGTTGTAAAGCGATTTCAGCGTCCTGGTTGCCATGATCATTGGTTCCAGTCGGTTCTCGCTGATACTCTTGGCCAGGATGTCTGTTGGGTAGACGATCATGGTCGGGGATGGATCCTGCTGGATAACGTATCCGAGCATGTTCTGAAGGGCTTCGGTTCCTCCGACCTGTGTCGGTTTTACGAAGATAATTCTTTCCGTGTCGTAATTGATGAGCTCATCCATGATCTCCTTCAGGTACGGCGTCTTTTCATTTCGCCATGGTCCTGGGAGGGCGGATGTCTTGGAGTCTAGGACTCTGTAGTTTTCTGCCCACTCTGAAACGGTTATATTCTCAGGCGGGCAGAGCTGCTTGAGTGCGTCTGCCTGGTATTGTGTGACTGGAAACTTACGAATCTGTATTCTTTTCTTCTTTAAGGGTGCCATCTTTCTTCACATCCTCTGGTCCCACTATTCCGGCAATGACAAACGCTCCGAGCAGTCTGTTTACTTCCGCGGCTATCTCCTTTTCGCATCGCCTCAGTTCAGACGGTTCCATCTGTCCTGAAAGCATCCCGGTTACCCTGGCCGGTATGCTCATAGCGAATTTTTTAAATACAACAAAAAATTTAGCGTAGTCGAGTTTTACTTCTTCTACGCTGATGTACTGACCGGCTGCTATCTCGGTCTTCAATCTATGCAGTTCTCCTTGGCTCTCCTTCAGGGCGATGTCGGCCTGCATCTTCTGTTCCCTGAGCTCGATCTCCTTATCGGTACGGTGCTGCTTTCCGTATGCCTTGTCCGATAGGTATTTGACGTATGCCTGGATCGTAGGCACGAGGTCGTATCTTCGGACGCTCTTTCCATCTTCCAGGATCTTGGTGGTGGATATGATGCCTTCCTGGGTGAGCTGCTGCACGCGGCGGACGGTCACTCCGAAAAGCTGCGCGATGATCTCTGTCCGATAAAAGCTGCCTTTTACTTCTCCATCACTCATCTGAGCGTACCCCCCCCGCAAAATTTCGGCCATGATTTCATATTGGTTCATCATAGGCTCACCTCCAACTTCCCGGCTCTTACAGCCTTCTTTCCTGTGAATTCTTCCCATCGATGGACGATTACGTCGCAGAACTTCTCATCAAGCTCCATCAGAAACGCCCGGCGGCCGATCTGCTCTGCTGCCATGAGTGTGGATCCGCTGCCTCCGAATAAATCGAGGACGTTCCATCCTGGCTTGCTGGAGTTCCGCATCAGTCTTCCGACCAGGTTTACCGGCTTCATTGTTGGATGCACGTCGTTCTTTGTCGGCTTCTTCTCAAAGAGGACGGTCGTCTGGTCTTTGTACTGGGCGATGATCTGATTGATGTATGTGATCAGGTCTTCTTTCTTCATGGATTCCAGGTCGAGTTCATCTTCCAGGAGGATTGTGTCCTGGCTTCGGTCGTCGATGAAGTAATGCGCAGCGCCTTCTTTCCATCCGTAGAGGATTGGTTCGTGGCGCCATTGGTAATCCTGGCGGCCGAGCACGAAGGAGTTCTTTTCCCATATCAGACACTCTGCCAGCTTGAATCCGGCATCTCTGAATGCACGCCTGAATGCCAGGCCTTCACTGTCTGCGTGGAATATGTACGCTGCGGCTCCTAGTCTCATGTTCTCGAACATGGCCAGGAATGCATTCTGAAGGAAATCCTCAAAGGATCCCTCGTCCATGTTGTCGTTTTTGATGGATCCGTCCTTGTAGTTGACGTTGTACGGCGGATCCGTGATCACGAGGTCTGCTTCCTCGCCGCCCATCAGGGTGTTGACGTCGCTGAGGTCGGTGGAATCTCCGCACATAAGTCTGTGGTCTCCCAGGATCCAGATGTCTCCGCGCTGGGTGACCGGCTCCTCGATGGATTCATAGTCTGCGTCGGCATCGAAGTCGTCATCTTCGGCTTCCACGTCCTTGTCGAGTCGGATCACGAGGTCTTCGACCTCTTTGGAACTGAAACCGGTCGCTGTCAGATCGTAATCATTGAGATCGAGGTCGAGCAGCAGGTCTTTCAGCTTGATCTCATCCCATTCTCCTGTGATTTTGTTCAGCGCAATATTGAGCGCCTTTTCATTATTCTTGTCCAGATCAACCACGACGACCTGCGCCTCGGTATATCCGAGGTCCTTCATGACGTTGTAGCGCTGATGGCCTCCGATGATGGTTCCGTCCTGGTTTACGATGATCGGATCCACGTATCCGAAGGTTTCAATGCTGCGCTTGATGTTCTGATATTCTGGATCGGCTGGCTGAAGCTGGACTCTTGGGTTGTATTCCGCCGGGCGCAAGCTGGCCAGGCTTCGTGTCTCCATTTTCATTTCTGTTGTCATCCGGTCTGCCTCCAATCTGTTATAAATTCCTTGATGTACCGGGCTGGGCGTAACGAAACGCGAAAAAAGATTAAGGTCATATCCGGGAAAGCATCGGGCCTTCCTCGCCC